TGGAAGGGTGCGCCTTCAATGGATTGTGCCGTACGTTATATTGTTTCTTTGTTAGTGCAAAATCAAGTAGCTGCTGCATTTTCTTCTTCACACGATTTCGTTTGTCGACTCCGCGTTCTTCCTCGATCTTCTTCAGTATGTTATGGACGTCATCAAACTCTAAATTGTTGTAGTTTTTTATGTGTCCAAAATACTCGTTACAGTTTTTCAGTAATACACTATCTTCTTCATACGTACGTGCCGATAATTTTTCTTCTCTCCTCATAGTCATAAAATCTTGAGTCAGATAATAGAAGAATTGATCTTGTTGCACTTCAGATAAATCATCGAAAAGTTTTGTCAAAAAATCTTCTTCTGATATATTTGCAGGCTTTTGTTTCTTCTTTTCAACACCCATAATATCGTCCCAACGTGCACGTTGTCCGTTGAATTCATATTTGATTATGAGGTCGTTCTTTTGGTAAGTCCTCGAGTGTGAGGTTTCATTTATTAAGTTCATGTTTTTAACTCCGCTGTTTATTGGTCAAGTAAAACATAAATTGTCATCTTCTGCAATATTAACCGTATCAATAGTTTGAACGAATAAATATTCATGTGGACAAAACAAGTCCGGTGCAGTAATTTGTCGATACATTTTTGCCTTTGGCAATTAAGTACACCGGTCTTTTTAACGTGGTACAGAATTGGCAAAAATAGCTATTTTTTTGGCAAATCGATAGTAATGGCATAATTTATATTTCTCCTATAATCGTTATCTAGCAACGGTTTAGAGAATTTAGGAGGGGTGGCTGAGTGGTTGAAAGCACCGGTCTTGAAAACCGAATAATTATACGCTTCAACTACACAAATCAAGGTTTTCTCCCAAATAAATTGCAAATCTGCAATTCATCTCTGATATGATTTTGGCAAGATAATGCACTGGTCATACCGTTGTGTAGACAACATTTCAAGCATATTTCATGCTGTATTGAAAGTCAACAATTATTTGACCGGTGCTCTGAAATAGACTAGCTGATAATGTTATGAAAAATTATTCGGGATTACCACTTGTGTAATTTTGTAGATAGAATTGATCTCTTTGTCCTTATATCGTCGTGGCTCGTTATCGCCATGATCGACAATAAATACGTCATCTTCTTTTGTGATTACTGTACCCGGTTGAAACGACCGTTGAACAACATCTTCGACAATCTTACCCTTGTTTTTCTTTACAGTATATTCCATACAAATAAATACAAGATCACGATTAAATTCATACGGTGCATTTGGTACGGCAAGCGCTAACATATCTTTTTGCAGCCACTTATATGTGTACGGAACACGTATAGCAATCATATCAGTATCGTTAATTAGATCGACCTTATCGATGTAATCTAGGCTTAAATCTTGATCGTGTATGATTGTATTTTCGCTGCCTACTGTTAGCTTGCTTATCTTAGTTGCTGATATCTGTAGATTGATATTTGGTATCTCCAGGTTCATATCTTTGTATATACTATTTACTGGCATGCCCAGTAGCCTTGACATACGTTCAACGATCTCGGGATTTCTTGGTTTTTGTATACCGTTCTCATAGCGCATATAGGTCGCTTGTGAAACGCCTACACTATTGGCCATATCTATTTGTGTTATACCTTTATCCATGCGACACTGTGCGAGTCGCGTAACTTTTCTTACACCCATGATTTTTTCTCCGCAAATTATACATTTAGAAGTGTATACGAATAATTATTTATTGCAATAAAAATCGGCAATCATAAAATGATAGTATGAAATTGAAAGATTATTTATTAGAAAATGATATAACAGCAAAAGATTTTGCATTGTTACTTAGTGTTTCGCCTAGTAAAGTTTCACGCTGGTTGAATGGCAAACATGACATATCTCTACAAGACGCTTACCGTATACTGTATTTCACAAACGGCTATGTAACACCTATAGATATGCTGGGAGATATAGATATAGACGAGGTATACCATTGACCAATTCACGATCCATTGGACGATCCTTTGAATATAAAATCATTGGCATGCTAACAGATGAATTAGGCACGTCTTTTAATTTCAAACGTGATATTGAACAATATAGGGAGAGAGATTTGGGAGATGTAATCTCCGATAATGATAAGTGGCCATTTCTTATAGAATGTAAAAGGCGTAAGAATGGCACGACTTATAGTATGGATTGGGTGGATCAAGCAAAAAGAGCAGCCGAGAAGTGTAATAAAATACCGGTCGTTATATATCAATTGATGAGATCGCCAATACGATGTGTTGTTGATTTAAATGTTATATTGAAGGCATTTGACTGCCCAACTGCTTGTTTCCACGAAAACTTGATAGAATTACCGTTGGAAACTTTTTGTATGATAGCAAGGGAAATAATGCAAGATGAAGTGTTGGCACTGTAATACAGAATTAATTTGGGGTGGGGATCACGATTGTGATGAACACGATTTTATGATGGTTACCAATCTGTCGTGTCCGTCATGCGACGCTTTTGTGCTTGTATATTTACCAGAGGATTTAGATAGCGATCAAGATAAGCAAGATAGCGACAGCTAAAATTTTACCTTTCTTGTTCAATCTTCTTTTATACTCACAAGGAACAATGTCAGTGAATTTGTCTAGTATTTTTATATATTGTGTTTTCATTTTATCTATCATTTTTTTCTCTATCTTAATGGGTTTGAATTATTGAGTTCTATTTCTTCGATCTCAAGTTTTAAGAGTTCTAATTCTTTTGTATTTACCGATACTATTGTATGAGTTTCTGAGAGTTCACTTTTCAATGTTGCTATAGCTGTATTGATCTCTCTTACTTTTTCGGTCTGTCTGTTAATTAACACGTCTTTTGCAGAGTCTATTTTGTCCAGGAAGCCGTCTTGTCTTGCGATCAATCCGTTTTGTACTTCGTCAATCTTTTCATATACCGGTTGCAGATCAACTGTCTGTTCTACTACGTATTCTCTTTGCTCTAATTGTGATAGTCGATTTTCAAATACACCCCAGGCGTAAAAGCCACCGCCTAGAACAGTGGTAGATGAAATTACCGCTATCAACGCTGAGTAATATTTTTTAACAAAAGCTAGTTCCATTTTAATCTCTCAATTTCCTTTTTAAGTTGTGATTGTTTTTCTAAGTTTATATTGACAGCCTTTTTGTGTTCTTCCATCGGATCAACTATGAAGGCAGTCTGTTGAACAAAAAAATCGGCATTATCAAGAATAATTGGTTGATCTAAGTAAACATCTTTTACTTCATAAAATTCACGATCAATGAGTAATGGCTGATCTTTCAGTATACCTTGTAAAGTTTCAGCGGTTTGCAACAAATATTTGTCGATATCCTTTACAACGACTTCCTGCACCACTAGATCAAGAGAAGGATTTATAGAATCTGTTACTACCTCTATGCTCTCTTTCGGCTCTTGTAGCGCTTCTGTGGCCGAAAAATTTTCAGTTGCCAAATCCGCACTAGGCATTTCCTGGATTTCTTCTGTCGTTTCTTCTACAAATTCAGTTTCTTCGAATTCATCTTCATTTTCTTCTTCAATTACGTCATCGCCCTCCCCTAAGAAGATAGGCGCTTCTTCTTCATCTTCCAAAAATGGCATAGCTTCGATTGACTCAAACTCATAGATCAACGGTGTGGTATTAGTATCTTCAAATAGAAACTCTGGAGCAAATTCCATAAAGGGCATGTCGTCGTATGATGTATCTATTGGTTCATCATATATAAATTCGAAGTTATCAAAATCATCATCAATATAAAATTCAGTGAAATCATCTACCCACTCGTCTACGTCAAAATCTAAGTTCTGTTCTATGTTAAATAAATCGTCGGCCATTTCGGTAAAGGTTGCATTGTCAAATATAAATTCTTCGTAAGTCATTACTAAACTTGCACCTAATAGATTTGAGCCTTGTCGTGATTGATTTGTGTAATTATTGTCAGTAGCAGTCCATGACCAATCTACGTTGTTTGCACCAACGTCAGTAAAGATCAAAGTATCTGTATATTGTCCACAATCGGCTGTAACACCAGTCGAGTTAGTACCAGGATAGCCATTACAATTACCTTGAAAACCACTTATGTCCGTTCTTGTCTGTGAAACTGTAGATAGCACATTGTTAGAATTATCTCTCAAGATTATAGAAATAGTATGTGAGTCGTTTGCTCCACCTTTGGACTCACAATTACCTTGATTACTTTCGCAATTTGCAACGTCAATATTACTTTCTAAAGTGATCCCATTGTCCAGCATGGATTGTGTAATTGTATCGCTATATAGTTCTATATTATCAACTGATAATGTTGCTGTGCCGGTTACTTCAAAATCCCCACCCACGTCATATTTATATCCACAATTTGATTGTTGTGTAGGGCACGTTACAGTAAATCCGTTAATATTGTTGCCGTTGTAAACAACACCGCTGCCACCGCTATTTATCATATCTGTTGATGATGAATTCCAATCTACCCCACTATTATTGTTTGGTAATAAATTATCAGTCTGTGCCGCGTTCGCCGCACTCATAAACACGCCCATTAATAACAATGAAGTGCCGAGTCCAATATATTGCCATTTCATGTGCCCTCGCCTATTGTTTCTAATTCACAATGGTGTTTAATTACCAGCTTGTCTTGATTTACATCTTCTATCCTACCGTCCATGCCAAAATCTTCATACAATTTTAGTGAGTCTGCATGACCAGTTAGATTGCAACTGTAGTAATCCATGAATTTGACACTATTAGTAAATTCTGGCAAACAGTCTATTTGTCCATCTAAGGAACATATCTTTAGTATCAAAATCCACTTTGTTATCATCGTCCACTCGTGTGCATGTTTTGCTGGCTTCTATACTTCTCTAAAATCTTTTGTTGTTCTTTCCAGATTTCGTAGTCCCCGCGCAATTCGGGCATGGCAATATATACTCTTTTTGCCGCTTCTCCGATCAACGAATTACCATTAAGGGAAATCGGGCAGTAGGTGCCAGATTGGAACATACTGTGCCATACGAGAGGATCAGCTGTACATAAACGGCTGAGTGCTGCTACCTTCATTCCTTGATCGTACAACAGTTTACTCATCAATCTAGCTTCGCATAAATCATCTTTTTGTGTTATGCCAGTTGATAAACCAAAATTAAATGTGCTTACACCTGCCGACATCGTTATGGAGCAAGTCGAGATACCGTTGCTCAACGGTGGCGCACTGCTTGGACTAGGACTTGACCGTACGTTTGATGTGCTATTTGTTGTGCTGCTTTGATCTACTGCTGTAGCGGCACTATAGTTATTGGTAGTATTACTTTCGTAGCCCCCTTCAATCGCCGTATTCGATCCACTCGAAGTAGTCTGATTTGTATCCGCGTTTACGTCTGCAACGATAACTAGGATTGTCCAGCCAATTAAGATTGCCCATGCTATGCCTGCAACTATTTTATCTGTTTTTGTATGTTTCATTTTTTTAGTTTATTTAGTGTATTCATGCCAAATGAGCCCGCCGTTATGGTCAATATGATCCACCATACCTCTGTAGGTGCTTGTTTAAGTATTTCCCAACCCTTTACCATGTGTGGTTGTGTTGGCTCGAAGAAAGTTGCCGCAATAACCGCACACCAAAAAATTACTAAAAATTCATCTTTAAAACTCTTAGACATACCATCAGCTTGTGCTTTGCGCACTTCTGCTTCCGCTTTCGATATCGCTTTTCTAGCTTCTATTTCAGCATAATCGATCGACTGTCGAGCCGCTATCTCGGCGTTCTTTTGTATGGATTTTAGTTCTTGCTTATGCTTTACACCGTCAACGACTTTGGTTACAACTCCTAAACCTATTTTTGCTATGGGGCTTGTTAGTAAGCCTAATAATGGAAAGGCCATATTATGTACCGTCAAATATCTTCATCATACCAATGAAAATACCAACTACGCTTCCAATCCAAAAAACAGTCTTTACGGCTGCTCTGCCACTACCCATTTCTATTTTTAGTTGTACTACTTGCTCTCTAAGCTCTGCTTGTTCGACTCTAATCTCGGATAACTTTTGATCTAAATGTCGTAATGTAATTTCAGTATCGGACATGGATAATAATTCCTACTATGCTATTTCTCTATGGTCAGTAATCAACACGTTTGTGCCATCATTACTTGTAAGTCGCAAAAATGAAACTGTTGTGGGATCAAGACCATCTCCAAAACCCGATGGTTGAGTTGATGTTACGGCAGGAAAAGTAATTTGATGGTTACCCGTAATGTCATAAACTCTTAGTTTTTGGTTATCTGAAGATGCTGTAGCGTCTTTTTCTTGTAAATGGTAAGTTCCACTATCATCATTTATTCTAATAAATGTTATTGTTTCTGAGTCAGCGTCTACTCTATCGTAATCACTACTACCTACCCTTTTTATCGTATTTAAATCAAAAGGCGTTGATAAGAAATAGTGATGTATTCTTCTTAATGAATTTGAGTCTAATGCTTGTTCGATGACAACAAGGTTTGTGCCATCTGCCGATATATCACTTGCAATAAATCCATCATACCCCTCGCCAAAGACTCTTAAATCATAACCAATGTCGAAAGAAGATTCTAATGCTAGAGTGCTTGTAATATCATAGGCACTTGAAAGAGTAATAACAAAATGACTTCCATCAAAAGCATTGGAAGAACTGTTGCCATGTCTTTCATTTGATATGAATAGTTTTGTGCCATCACTATTAAATCTTCCATTATCAAATAATAGTCCACTTCCTCCGCTATCGCCTAATACTGTGTCTAAGTTTACAGAGTTTGCGGCTGTGGTATTAATCGTGCTGATATTAAATGCCGATGTTAAAACATGTTCATGCAAATCGTCCCCTCTGATTGATATGAGTTTTGTACCATCTGAATTAAATTGATAACCCGATTGTGTTGCAGAAGGCATGCCCGTCTTTGTTTGCACATGGCTGTTTGTATTGACATTATAGTTACTAGATAAATTATATTCGTGGAATACTCCACTACCCTCAACTAAATAAAATTTACTACCATCATTATTGAAAAAACTTGCAAACATATCGTCTGATGTACTTATTTGAGAGCTAAACGATACATCTGTTCTTGATGATTGTGATAATAGGTCAAATCTCTTACCAACATTTTTTAGATATAACTCAATGGAGCTCCCGGCACTGATATTGCTGTAGGAATAGGTTGTCGCCCCCGAAAGAGTGTGAGTGTATTGTGTGTTGGCACTCCAATCTATAGTAGGTGTTGTACCACTTAGTGCTGTCGGTGCGGAGCTACCGCCACCAAAATACGTCTTGGCATTTGCAGCAGTAATCTTTCTATTTGTGCCACCTGCACCGTCATCGACAATAAGCAAATCAGCGTCGGCGAGAGTCGTTGTTGCAGTGCCACCGTCAATATCTAAAGCTGTGAGTGGTACTGCTGTAATTGTGTTACTAGCACCGCTTATACTTTTGTTTGTTAGTGTCTTTGTACTGGCAGACAAATATGTATCCAACGTATCAACAGTAGTCTGTCGCATAACCCCGCCGTCATTTGTAACCAATCCGTCCGAAGAAGCAAAAGCAGTTGTGCCTGGACTCGTGTCGCCATCTACAATATTAAGTTCTGTGCCGGTGCTTGAAACAGTGGTTGAGCCTATTTGTAGATCGTTCTCTGCGATACTCACTAATCCATTTCCGTTAGGTGTGAGAGTTATGTTTCCGTTGGTATTGGTTGAGCTGATTGTGTTCCCATCAAGTTGTAGATTATCAACCTTGACTGTGCCAAATGAGTCTGTGCCATCATTGATTCGAGCTAGATGACTCATCAGAGCTCTCAAACTATTATTCACGTTCGAGGGGCTCATGCCTTCGTCAATATTGATACCATCTATGTCTGTATTACTACCGGCTGTGGTACTGTAATCTGATATGCTATCTTTTGTCATCGAAGTAATCCTCTTTGTTGTAATTGTTGTTCTTCATCTTGTAAAAATGCACTTACTGGTCTTTGTGCTAATAATCCAGTTCGTGTACCTTCAGCTATATCTCTAATACTTGCTCCACTAACCAACGGTAAACGACCAGTAAGTCTACCAGTAAATCTTGGAGCGTCTAATGCACGTCTTGCTGCACCTACTGCTGAAGCACCCTCTCCAACAATACGTGGACTAACTAAACTAAAACCACCCAGCGCTGTATCTAGGCCACCAATACCTGCACCAACGCCACCGACTGCAACACCACGTAAGAAGTCTTGTGCAATTAATGGATTGGCTCGTCGTCCCGCTAACATCTCACGTAGGACTTGTGAGTTTGGCAATTCTTCCAGTAATTCTTGCGCTATGTCATCTCCGCGACGTAGTGTATTATCTAATTTTGTTAAGACTGTTGATCGTGCCGCTGAAGTACCAACTTTAAGTTCTTGTTTTATGGCGTCGATGATCCGACTGTCTTTTGCATATTCTTCAAATATTTCAGCGTATCTAGGATTTTTTTCTGCAATCTTCGTTCTTAGCTTATCCCTAATCGCTGAAAATGCAGCGGCTTCGGGTGTATTAAAATCTTTTGGTGCAAAGTCGTCCATACCTTGTCTGAGTCCTACTAAATCCTCTAATGTACCATCCGACTTTTTTAGAGGATTCATAACTTTAGTATTGATCTTCTTCAAAATTTTATCAGTAGCTTCGTTCTTCAAAATCTTTATACCCTGCGACGCTCTGTAATCTGCCACCGATTGTACTATTTCGTCGATCTCGGCTTTTGTAAGTTTTGTTTGTTTTAGATCAATAGCGGCTGTAGAGTCCTCAAATTTCTTTTTTCTTCTATTTTTAAGAACACTGAATTGCCGTTCCGCAAACTTTACAATACGTGAGTCTGGTATCCTACCTCGCATGGCTGCGCGCGCTAGTTGTCCTGCGCTCGGATCAGCTAACAGATCAATCGCTTCTTTTTTTATGCCAGTAGTAACACCAAGCACTTCTGATCCAGCGCGCCCTGCTAACCTTGCAGTTTGACTTATTGGCTCTGTAATAA